CGACCCTGACCTAGAGAGAATTGGGTTCTTCTGCTGGCAAGCGAATGATGGTGCTCAGGTTGATGAACCTTTGGCGTTGAAGATGGCTAACCCGTCAATTGATGCTGGAAGACTTGACCTTGACACTGTGCTGTCAGACATCAGAAGCATTCCAGAACATGAAGCTAGAAGATACCGCCTAAACCAGTTCATCGCTGGAACTGCTAATTCTTGGATTGCTTCAGAACTATTTGCTAGAGCATCTGGAGATGGAATTACAAAACAAGAGGGCGTAGTCATCTCTGTGGATAGAACTAAGAACTGGGAGTTCGCAACGATTGCTGGTGCTCGTAAGTGTGATGACGGCACTTATGAAACTGAATTGATTGCTACTTATGCTGATGCCAATGAACGCATCCTGTATAGGAAAGTGAAAGAACTATACGCAAGGGGTGGAGTTACTGCTATTGCTGTTGATGATAGACAGTTGCCTAACTTGGCTAAGTTGCTGAAACAAGATGGACTTCCAGTGTGGCAGTTATGGACTAAAGAGATTAGTTCTGCTTGCTCGACTGTGTATGCCATGTTCTCAACTGGAATAGTGAAGCATCGCAATGATCCACTTCTTCAGCTACAAAGTCCAAAGGGTATTGCTAAATACACTGGCGAGACTTGGCTGATTAGTCGCAAGGAATCTATTGGAGATGTTGATGCTCTTATGGCAACGATCATGGCTCTGTATGTATCTGCGACACACCAAGAAGTTGGATTGCAAGTATTTTGACTTTTATGGATTAGTGCTATACGTTCCTAAGTAATGGCGACCCTATGGCAACGCATTACAGGCAGGGATGTTGAATCACGTTCAGCAACTCCCGTCTTCCCTACCCGTTCTGACTGGTCTGTTGGAGTTAATGAAGCTCTAACACTCACAGCGGTTTACAGGTCTATCCAAATCATTGCTACTCCTATTAGCAAGATGCCGATGCAGACTTTCCGCTTTGCGACTGGTTTAGAAGTTCCTGTTGAGAACCCTATTCTTGTCAACAAGCCGAACTTCAACGACACTAAGAGAGACTTCCTCTTTCAGACTGTTGTCTCTATGGCTTTGGATGGCAACGCATTCTGGTACAAGTCCTATGGATCTAATGGACAAGTCAACAACTTGACCCTAGTCCCTGCTAACGCTGTAACAATTCGCCTGGAGAATGGTGTCAAGTATTACGACTTCCAACTAAATCAGGACACTAAAGTCCAGACAACTACAACAGACATCCAGCACCTAAAACTGTTTAGCCGTGTTGGATACCTAAGAGGTCTCGGTCCAATTGATTCTTGCAACAAAGACATTTCAGCAGCACTAGAACTTCGCAACTTCGCTGCTAACTGGTTCGGTCAAGCTGGTATCCCTACTGGAATCCTAAAAACAGACAAACCTATTGGTGCTGAAGATGCTAATGAGATTACTGAGAGATGGCATGCTAAGCAGTCAGAACGTAAAGTTGCTGTTCTTGGTCAGGGCTTTGAATGGCAGACTGTTCAACTAAACCCTAGAGATGCCATGTTCACTGATGTTCAGGTTCAGCAGGTTCAGGCTATTGCTCGCCTGTTCGGTATTCCAGCAAGACTATTGCTAACTGGCGTTGATGGATCATCAGACACTTACACAAACTTGCAGGATGAGAACCAAGTGTTCTACCGCCACACAATCATGGCTTACACCGATGCTATCTCTGATGCTCTGTCTGAGTGTCTGCCTAGAGGTACTCGCACTGAGTTCAACTTTGAGGGTCTGTTCCGTGCTGACATGGCTAACAGATTCAACATGTATGAGACAGCAATTCGTGCTGGCTTTATGACTACTGAAGAAGTAAGAAGAAAAGAGGGTCTAGAATGACCGAACTAGAAACTAGAAGTTTCGAAGTAAGACTAGAAGCAGACACTAGAGAAGTTGTTGGCTTGGCTGTTCCTTATGGGCAGACTGCTGACATTGCTGGCGTTTATCGTGAGCAGTTCGTTCCAGGTGCAATCCGTTCAGTTGAAGATGTCAAGCTCTTCTGGCAACACTCAGAACCTATCGGCAAGATTCTCTCAGGTAGAGACACTAAAGAGGGCTTTGAGATTCGTGCCATGATCTCTGATACTCCTAGAGGGCAAGAAGCATACACACTTCTAAAGGATGGCGTAATCAACAAGTTCAGCGTAGGTTTCGCACCTGTTGAACAGACCAGAGATGGCGACCTAGTAACTCGCACTCTAGTGGACTTGAAAGAAGTCTCACTCGTAAGTTTTCCAGCGTTCTCAGGGGCATCTGTCTCTGAGGTTCGTCAGGAAGAAACAGCCGTTGCCGAGGTGGTAGCGGATTCAATCCAAACAAAGGAAACCGACATGTCTGAAAACATGGAACTGGATGTCCGTGCTGTTCAAGATGAAGTGGCTGAAATCCGCAGAGAACTTGAGCTAGTAAAGACACCTACAATCGCAATCTCTGGAGCAGAAACAAAGTTCCGTTCACAGGGTGAATACGCTAAGGCACTTGTATCTGGCGACAGCGATGCTGTTGAACTATTCAGAGCAACTTCTGCTGATGCTGCACTACGTCCTGCATTCGTGGGATACATCAACAACCTAATCAACTCAGGTCGTCCAACACTTCAGGCGTTCAGCATTGCTGCACTTCCTGCAACTGGTCTAACCATTGAGTATGCAAAGGTGAACACCAACACAATCGCAATTGGCAAGCAGACCACAGAGAACACTGCACTTTCAACAGGTGACGTTGCTCTTTCAACTGTTTCAGTTGCTGTTTCGACCTATGGCGGCAGTAGCACAATTTCTAAGCAAGCAATCGAAAGATCCACAGTAAATTATCTGGACGTAGCCTTCCAGGCAATGTCTCTTGCTTACGCTAAGAAGATGAACGCTGAGTTCATTGCTGTTCTTGCAGGTCTAACTTGGACTGGTAAGACCCTAGACATCTCTGCTCTAACTGCTGCTGCGGTTATGGGTGGAATTGCTGATGGTGCTGCTTACATCTACAACGCAACTGGTCTATCACCACAGTTCATCGTTGCTGGTGTAACTGCTTACAAGCGTCTAGTTTCAATTGTTGACACTGCTGGTCGTCCAGTTGTATCTCAGGTTGGCGATGGCGTGAACAACATTGGTGGAGCAAACATTCCAGGACTTCAGGGTTCAATCCTTGGTCTTCCAATCGTTGTAGACCCTGCTCTAGATGCTAAGACTGCTTACATGGCTCACTCTTCAGCGTTGACAACTTACGAGGCTTCTGGTGCTCCTACCAGACTGAGCCAGTCAGATGTCACTAAGTTGAGCGACACATACTCTGTTTACGGATACGCTGCAATTGCAGTTCCGTTCGAGGGTGCAATCGTCAAGCTAAACACTGGAGCCTAATAACTCATGGCTGTAACGATGGAAGAGTTCAGAGCATACATTGGAACTAAAGAAGTATCTAGTTTCGTTGACTCCTGCTTGGCTTCGGCTAACCAGATGGTTGCGAGATTCGTAGGCACCGCTAACGTGCCTGTGGATGTTCTAGATTCTGCTGTGCTCTCTTGTGGCTCTGAGCTCTTTCATCGCAGGTCTGCACCTAATGGTGTGGCTCAGTTCGCTGACCTTGGCACTACTGTTCGTATTGCTAAGGATCCAATGAACGCAGCAAGAGAAATGCTTCTACCCTTTACTGGACCGGGTCTATGAGCAATGAGATAACAGCAAGCAAAGCGGAGTTCGCACTTGACTTGCAGAACGCAGGATTAGATGTGCTGGACTATGTTCCAGAACGCATAGTTCCTCCGATTGTTATCATCACTGCTGGTAGCCCTTATCTAGTAGCTGAGACTGTTGGCAGTGATTACCGCCTAGCACTGAACCTAACTCTGGTTGCATCTACTGCAACTAACGAGGAAGCGACAGAAGCGTTAGACGAACTAATCGCTGACACTGTTACAGCAATCAGTCATTTAGGTTATGTAATTCTAAAGACTGTAAACCCGCCTTACAGATTGGCTGCGAACAACGCTGAGTATTTTGCAAGTGATCTAAACCTTGACTTATCCATAACACTCTAAAAGGAGAACCCGATGGCAACATCAACAAGAATCAAAGCCCAAAACATCAAGTTCCTTATTGGAACAGAAGAATACTCATGCGATGCAAACATGGTCGAACTAGCATTGGAAGATGCTCCAGGCGATGTTCAGACATTCTGTGAGGTTCGTGCAGGTGGAGAATGGAAGCTAAACCTAGAGGGTCTAACCTCTGGAGATGCAACCAGCCTTTACCGAGTTCTTTGGACTAACTTTGGCACCGAAGTAGCATTCACAGTAGCACCTCAGGGTAACGCTGTTGGTAGTGCTTCACAGCCTATTTACACTGGAACAGTAGTCTTTGACCAACTTCCACCGCTAGCGTTGACCAGCAACGAAATCGTCAAGTTCTCTGTAACTTTGACTGTCAAGTCTGCTGTTCACACTCCTGGCACAACTCCTCCTGTTTACTACGGCTTGACTGTAAAAACAGCTGCTTAGTTAGGTTTCCTGTGGAGACTGGAATCGACCCTGGCGACTTACGTCTAGCTCTAAAGGCTATGAAAGAGTTGGGTGCTGATACCTCTGTTATCAAGGATGCTGGTTATCAAGCCAGCCTGATTCTTGTTGCGAGGGCAATGCCGTTGATTCCAGTCAAAACTGGAAGACTAAAAGCGAACGTGGTTCCACTGAGACTTCTCTATGGTGGAGGTGCTCAAGTAGCAGGAACTAAAGTCCCTTACGCTAACCCGATTCACTGGGGTTGGGCTGTCGTTGGAACTAACACTAAAAGCAAGAAGCTCAAGGTTGGAACTTACCGAGGCATTCCACCACAACCATTCTTTAGCGAAGCATTGGGATACACTAAAGAGGAAATATTCAAAACGTATGATCGCTTAATGCAGGAATACATCGACAAACTACCAGGAAGCAGATAATGACCAACCAGACATTTGACTTTGAATCACTCACACTAAATGAAGTTGAGCAGATTGAACTTATCACTGGCAACAGCATCGACCAGATTCTAGATGCAGGACAAGCCAAGGGTAAAGCCATGAAAGCAATCATCTTCATTATGAAGAAAAGAATTGATCCAGACTTTACTTTGGAACAGGCAGGACAAATCTCAATGACTGAGGCTAACAGCTTGTTCGCAGGTGAATCTGACCCAAAAGAATAGTCGCAGATAGAGCAGCCGAACGCTTAGCATTCATGGTCGTTCATGCAGGTCTAAGTCTGACTGAGGTTAGGCAAATGACGTTGCGTGAATACCAGGCTGTTGTGGATGCACTGAAAGACAAAGGACAGTAGGCATGGCAACTAACCTAAGAGTTAACTTCATAGGTAAGAACGAGTTATCCAAAACTACTGCTGTCGCTTCTAGAGATCTAAAGAAGTTAGGCAAGACTGCTACCAGCGTTGGTAAGGGCATCAACAAGGCGTTCGGTGGTTTAGGTGTTGGTCTAGGTTTCGCTGCACTTGGCAACACTTTGAAGACTGCTGTCGTAGGTTTTGAAAAGGCACAAATCGCCTCTAAGAAACTTGACACTGTTCTTACTTCGATGGGCTTTGGCGTAGCTTCTAAACGAGTTGATGCTTATGCTGAATCTTTACAAAATCAGGTTTATGTCGATGCCGATGTAATCAAATCTGCTCAAACCAAACTAGCCACTTTCAGCGAACTAACTAAATCT